TTACATCACCGGACAATCATCAAACTTCGCGTTCCTGGCATCATTAATGATGTAAGTAATCACCCCGAATATAGCGGGTGCAGAACCGTAACCGTCATCATCTGCTGGTAGCGCCTCCCTTCTCCCGCTCTCCAGATTAATCAGGTGGGGTTGAGGATGAGTCCGATATCGCTTGATCCTGAACTCCCCGTCGATTGCACATATCAGCAGTGAGCCATCGCAGGCAGTAAGTGACGCATCAACAACCAGCAGCGCCCCCTGGAGTATCCCTTCCCTGAAATGTGAACGCGATGCCCGCATGAAGTAAGTCGCTGCTGGCTGGCTGATAAGCTGCTGATCGAGGGAGATCCTCGTTTCAACGTAATCGCTGGCCGGTGAAGGGAACCCCATGGCTAAAGCCCTCCGTTTGGATTGAACAGCTGAAAGGTTCGGTTCTCGCCTTCCTGCGTTGATACATCGCGGAATGTTGTCACATAACATTCTATCCAATCGTTGGCCTGCTTCATCGTCCAGTGCCAGTTAACCTTACCCAGTTCCTGGACAAACCGCTGTGTGGTGACAGTCTTCCGACCATTCGGTTCTCGCTGTATCGAAGCATGCCAGGCTATTTCAATATCGCTACGTCGTGGCATCATTAACCCCTTCTTGAACACTGGATAAAAACACAGTATAAATACTGTATATCCAACCAGTAAAGAGGCAATAAGCAATGTTCGTGGAACTCGTTTATGACAAAAGGAATTTTGATGGTCTGCCCAGTGCAAAAGATATCATTCTGGGCGAATTGAGTAAGAGGGTTCACCGGATTTTTCCGGATGCTGATGTCCGGGTTAAACCGATGATGACACTGCCGGCGATCAACACTGACGCCAGCAAGCATGAGAAGGAACAGATAAGCCGTACTGTTCAGGAAATGTTTGAAGAGGCTGATATGTGGCTGGTAGATGAATGATGGACATCGACAACATAATTATTTCCGGGATAAGAATTTACTTCCCGCCAGATAATGTGCTTCCAGAGCCATCAAAGGACATGCTCACGTTTGCCGTTGTTTTCGATGCTGATACCTTAAAACAATATTTACTGTTAGTTCACAAAGAAAACAAGTGGCAGATGGCAGCGCAGCAACTGTTCGGCAGTACAGCACAAGCAATTACAGCCGCGACAAAAATAGGAAAAGGAATCTGGCAATAACTTCATGCGCTAATATACTCATCACTGCGCCATGACATGAAAACTAAACCTAGCCGCGTCCAGAACTTGCATATGTCAGGTCGCGGCAAATAAATCATTCAGGGGCATCGGGCCAGTTAACATGCTCAGGGTCGGTTGTTACATCAGCCGACTTAACCTCGTTTTTATAAGCCAGCCATGCCGACAGTTTCGCTCTGTTGGAGTCGCTGATTTCACCCAGCATTAACTCAGTTCGCCAGTCGAGCATTACCGCATCAGCATGGGTCAGTCGTTGCTGTCGTACCTGTTCGGCAATGGCGATCAATTCTTCATGGGTGGGCGGCGGAATATCACCCCATGCAGGCAGGCCGTCACTGCCTGCAACTCTCATTTTGCCCGGTTCAGGCGTGGCGGTGAACTCGCGAAATACATCCTCAGAAACTGGGATCAGATCATTCGGCAGAGTTCCTGCTTCTTCATATACAGAAAGCAAATCATCCGGATAAAACGAATTTGTAGATGGTGAATACTGGTACATTTTATTGCCTCCTTACCAGCCAATAACGATATAGCGACAGCTAACCTGTCCAGCTTGCGAACTTAATGCTGGAGCTGTTCCTCCTGATGCGAAGAAGCCGTTCCAGGTAAATTTATCTAACGGAGTTGTACTGTTAAGCGTTACGTATGATTGCTGGTTTCCAGCGACCTGAAAGCCAATAGGGATTACCTGAAAGACCTTTTCCGGGAATGGAATAGGGTATGAGGTCTGAGACGTGGCTGAAGGTGTGTTATTTCCCTGTCCCCATTGAATGATGAGTGTCTTCTTCACGCCGCCAATAATTGCCGGGATTTTCATGTAGCCATTGGTATCAAAAACGCCGGTGATCGTCCCTGCCAGAGCCAATTCTCCCAGACCAAGGTTTGAGAGAGCCTCTGCAATTGCTGCAGCTCCGTCTGCCTTAATATCTGCAAAAGGATGTGCACGGCTTAACAGCAGCGCCTTCAGGGCAGTAAGTAACTGGTTATGTTTTGATTTATCCAGATTAACGCCGGTTGCTTCTACAACTCCCGCCAGTTCTTCCTGCAACATATCAAAATAATCGTTATCAAGATCTGTGGCCGGGGTTCCTGTCTGGGGGTTACCTGCAGTAAAGCCGTTCTTGCCCGCGCCGAATTTATCTTTCTGCGCAGTAGGTGTGTCAATGCGATGCATAATGTCTCCGGTTACGGATATTTGAATATTACGTAGGTATGGGACGGGCACAGTTTATTGATAACGCACTCGGCAACAGTATCGCCCCAGTAACGAATGGGCGTTTCGCAATTGTCTGAGCAGGTCATCCAGGTGGCGTCCGTTGAAGCTGGCATATTTACCTGCCAGTAATAACGCCATTCAGTTGAATAGGTCGCATCCATACACGACGACGTACATTTGAAAGGTCCCTTGTTATAGCGCGTGATAGTGGCGCCGGGCTTCCCCAGAGCGGCCAGTTGACGAAGATAGAAATCTTCGTTGATTCCTCCGGTAAGATTAACTTTTGCGTCCAGCCGTTGCTGTCGCTGCCGTAACGTCTGTGTTCCTGATGGTATGCATTCATCAGGCAGACCGCAGCACCGCTCCCATCGGTCAATAAGTTCTGTTGTGGTACGCGGATCAAGCTCCTGCATGAGTTCATCAGCACGCTGATGCACCCTGAGCAAAGAAGGCGCTACGCCACTTATTGCAACATCGTCAACTGACCATGCAGGTCCGGGTGGAAGCAGCGCACTCAGTAACTGGACATAATCATCATTACTCACGCCCACGTTATTACCCCCAGTACAGCCAGTTCATTTTTTGCAACTGGCGTATCAACTGTTGGAGAAAGTAGCTTATGGCTGTACTCACCGGCAGCTATAGAAATCGCCTCGTTTGTACGGGAAAGCTCAAGCGTCCCTTCCGGATAGCCGTCACGCAGCAGGAATGAACGAAGCTCGGCCTCAACTGCGGCGCGTATTTCAGGAGTATCCGGGTTCAGGTCAATGGTGTAGTTGACCGTTTTTGGCGTCCCCTTAAATACATAGAGGTCTGAACCCGCTACGGGCGCCAACGGTTCAATATGTGCCTGAGCCGCAGCAACTGTTGCATCATCAAGAATCGGGTTAATCAGGTCGCTACTGGCAATCATAACGCCGACCGTTCCCGTCCCCATCCAGTGCCGGTAAGTCCACGCGCGTGTTACGCCGGGCACTTCTTTTGCCCAGACAACATAATCTCCGTCAGCGCCGCCTTGCGGGGTCCAGTAGTAGCGTTCCAGGACACGGGCACGCCAGACATCAAGGTCTTCAATATCAAAACCGCCAGTGACCGTATCGGCCATGCCGCCGGAAGGAAGTCCGTTAACCGGCGTAACCAGTGAGAGCGCCTCACCATCATCCATGTTTCCGGTCATACCTGTCATGCTGCAGACAACGGGTACACGAAGCACGCCACCGGCACTTGTTGCGTCTGCCTGAACGATGTACTGGACGAAATCGTCACGCTGAATTACCGAGCCGGCGCTCACCTTCAGCCCGTTCGTTACGCCATCCCAGCGCATAAAACCAGATGCGGCCACGGCATCTTTTCTCGGGCATCGCTTCATAGCAGCATGCCGATAAAGCCATGACTCATCGCACAGGTCAGGCAGCATATTCATCGCCAGATAATCGATATAGCCATAAACCGTATGCAGCGCCCCGGCATAAACCTTGGCCCTGACATCTTCATCCATGCGGCGAAGCTCATCATTGATGTCAAGGCGTGCAAAAAGGTCTGTGCGGATCATGCTGATGTTTTCGGCCAATGTTGGCCGCTGAAATTCACTGTCCGCCATTGGTGATTACACTCCACAGATCGTTAAAAGAAATCGTTACCGGACCATCCCGTCGCCAGAGAACAATCTTATTCCCCAGTTCATTAATACCGGTTCGCTGGATATCAATGTCGATACGAGATACCACACCGTCATCCAGCATCCATTGAAGAGCTTCACGCAGATAGTTGCGCACGGTATTCACCAGGGCGTTCGTGAGCTTGCTCCGCTGGAGTAGCCACAATTTCGAACCATAACGGTCGTTCGCGACAACCGGCCAGGTATCGCCCCACCACCCCATCGGAACATCAGCTTTATCATCAGGATCGGCGCGGCGGTGGGTGAATAAAGAAATCACTACAGCGCGGGTGAGCGGATCAAGCTGAGAACCGGCGCTTACCCGTTTCCCATTTACCGTAAGCCAGAGTTCCATCACACCTCCATTTGTTTATCAGGTGTATCGGTGTTATTGCCCTGCCCGTTTTCTCTGTGTTTATGCCCGTTATAAGCAACACGCATCGCCCACATTGTCTGGCCAGAAGTATCACAGAGGTCTTTGATCTGGCCCGTTGACTCAATATCCATTTCAAAGCGGGCTTTAGGCGCGTTTTTAAACGTAATCACCTTGCCACCACCATCAACAACAATCCCGGCGCGTGTCAGCGTGACTGACTGCCCCTGGTCATCGTAGAGAGCAACCTCCCCCGTTTTGAGCCCCTTCATGCGATAGCGACGATCAGACACGGTGATCGCAACGGCGTGAGAACGGTCACCATCAGGAAACAAAACAACAGCCTCAGCCCCCGCTTGTGCACGAGAAGTGAAGCCATAGGGTTCAAGGTGCTCAATACCCGCCTTTTGCTGCCCAGCCAGTAACTCAACATCTATCATCTGGCACTTGGAAGCTGCGTTGATACTCTTCACAACAGCGCGTCCAATGAGTCCCAGAACCTGTCTCTGAAGGCTTTGCATTACTCCCATTAGAACGTGTCCTCTTTGACTTTGCGTTTTTTAGCACGCTTCTGACTGCTCTCTTCGGGCTCAGGAAGATAGGCATCCGGCGGCCCGACGCGTAACTCTGTCAGGGTGCCGTTATTGTCTTTAGTGAATGAGACTTCAGAGATGAGGAGTTCGCGGTTGTTGAAGCCGCAGATCGGATCGAAAACAATAACCCGCTGGTTTGGCTGCCACAGAGAACCATCCCCCTGTCGCCAGCCCCACACCGTGTACGTGGCTTCATCGGTACGTGCAGCGCGTTGTCGCGCCTCGAATTCGGCGCGCGCAATACAACTGGCGCCAGTGGACTGCCCTGTTTGTTGTACTGCCATAGGGCGGTAACGGCCAATTGAGGCATCTGTTGTTTTTGCACGAAGAGCCGTCGTGGTAGCAGCACCAAAATCATCATCATTTCCGGCGCGCTGACCAGAAACCTGATAAGTGGAAAAACGTTCACGAATACTTTTTTCGGTATCACAGGAAATAACGTTTTTTCCCAGCACCAGAGCTGTATGAGCGCGCGTGGTACCAATGCCGCCGATTACCAGCCTTCCACGCGGATCGTCGTAGGCCAGCGCCTGCTGCTGTCCAAGCATCTTGTTCAGGACTTCAATAACCGTTTCACCGTGGTCGGGTTGCACGCCGGGTATAACACCACCCGGCGCGCCAGCGTTTATCACCGCAATGCCAAAAGGTCTGGCAAGCGCCGAGGCAACCTGAACGAGTGATTGCCCATTGAATTGAGTCGGCTCAGCAGCACAATCAATCAGATCGGCGGTCAGACTACGCCCGCTAATTCCGACACTAATTGATCGCGCATCATAGCGAACCGGCGTTGCTTCAACCCAACCGGTAACCACCAAGTCAGCACCGATTAGAACTTCAACCTTGTCGCCGTTTTTAACCCTGGGCTGAAGTGACGCAACACCATCACCACCGGGCCACTGGCGGGTAATCTCTACACTAAAATCTCGGGCCAAACGCTCAATCCCGCAACCAATACGAATTGACGTCCAGCCCCCCCACTCACGACCGTTAACACGGAGAGTCACGTTATCGTTCATCGTACAGGAACCCTCAGCGGAGCTACCGGCACAAAGCCCGGGTGAGCCACAGCATTGCGCCTGACAATGTCAGACTCCCGTGAAGCGTTATCGAACCAGGTTGCCGCCAGAACCAGTGCAGGAGTTACCTCATCAGGCGTTCTGATAACGGTCTTTTGGGTCTGTATCAGGCGGTGTTTTATGTCGTTGTTAAGGTCAGACTTCACTCTGCGCAAAGCCAGAAACAAACGATCATCGGTCGTGCGGGATAGTTCTTTATCAATAGCAGTATTCAGCGTGTCACGGATATCGACCAGATCATCCCATGTAGGCACGTCGACAACTGTCGCTTCATCAGGAGCATTATTCAGCTCAGGATGAGTAACAGAAGGCCAGCCAGTGGACTGCTGGCTTTGCTCGCTTGTCGTGACAACTGGAGCAGGTAACGTCGTGACAGCATAAGCCGCTTCGCTTATTGCTGTTGTGCGAACCGCGCCGGCAACATAATTACTTTGCTGTTTCTGGCTCTGCGTCGTCTTGCTGTCCGTTTTCCATACGCCACGCGGTGCCAGATCACTCCCCATGGAGATACCTGAAAAGTTTTTAATCATTGTGAACAGGTCGCTGACATTACCAGAGAGCCGATTCCCCGAACGCCACATTGCCTGCAACTGGTCAACGAAGCCCTTGCCTGAAGATGGCGGCGGGAGCAGAACAGAGATATCCCCCTGCATTAGCCGTGCGGCGGCGGAAATACCAGAATCGACCATCGCCATTTTGTCAGAGACATAGCCCAGCATGCTGGTCGCATCGTCAATCACACCGCTCTGTACAAAATCAGGCATTCCGTCCATGCCAAACTGGTCAAAGTTATCGCTGATGCAGTCATCAAGAGCAGAGCAGGAAGAAACCAGCGTGTTAGCCGTCGCGGTACCTGATGTCGGATAAGTAAGTTCACCAGCCTCAACGAAACGAAGATCAAAGCGCACCATGCGCCCTTCACTGCTCGATGAACTCACGTTAATTTCGCCATCGACGCAAACGCTCATCTCGCCATATGCTGGATGGATAAGGGTCCCCGGCCCCGGCTTATTGAGAGCCTCAATCAGTCTGTCACGTTGCTCGTAGCAGTCATCCCCGATGACATAGGCAGAAAATTTAGGTCTTGAAGTTGCTTTGCCCAGGTCTTCCGTATAGGGCTTATTACGGTTCACAAATTCGTGTGTTTCGACGCGCCGCCCAGCGGTTAGACTCTCGTCTTCAGTTTTGAACGGAACGCCACGAAACGACGCATCCACCAGCCGATCTTTCCACGCCATAGTAACTCCGGGCATAAAAAAACCCGCCGAAGCGGGTTTTATCTCTACGAAATAAAACGAATCATTTACAACTCATTGAATATCAGTCATGAACCATGCGTAATTATTTTGAGAATCATCAAAAATAACCGATGTTGTCACATCTGACAGCTTTAATGTAAGTTGCTTCCCATTTGGAATACCTATTCCATCAGCCTGAATCACTGGGGTACCACCTAAGTAAGCACCTGCAAAACCTGATTTAATATCATGCCCGGTATCATTAACCAAAGTAATAAAAATAGAAACATCTGATGGGTTAAACCCTCCAGCTATAGATGGTTTATTTTTTACTTGATTCAATTTTTTCTTTAAATCTGCTCCAACTTCAAAGTAAGCAAATTTCTTTTCGTTATAAAGAACTCTCAACTGTGCCGGGTTGTCTTTTATTTTGCTGTCAGGGCCATATGCCAATGGAACTGTGAATAAAGCAAAGCTGTCGAGTTTCTTTTTAAAACACTCTTTGAACTCGCTTCCAGAAAATAAAGATGCAATTTGGTTCTTTGCATCGATTAGTCCTTGAGATGGCTGCCGAGAATCCTCATAGCTATCACAAGAAGGCACCTCTAGGTAAAGCTCCGCTGTAGAAGTTTTTATGTCTTGACCTGTCAGTCCTGACATTGGAATCAATGAGCCAAGTTCAATCTTACATCCAGATAGCGCTAAAACAGCCGCTACCACAGCGGCCTGTAAAAGCATTTTTTTTGCCATTCCAGTATCTCCTGTGTCTATTTATTTCCAACAGTAACATGAAGCACCGTTGTACACACCGTCAATACAAGAATTACCCGCCCATGCCGAACCGTCCGATTCTGGTATATCCAACATCATGGTTTACATCAATTCCAGATGATCGAGATTCAGTCACCTTCATCCCTGGAGGTGCATTTTCAAACTGGACTGTCACCGTACTCTTGGGGTTGGCAGAGGTTCCCTTCTTAATCTGGTAGGGGTTATACCCAGTGCTTGCCACTCCGGAACCATAAGCACCGTAACCGCCAGCGCTCCACTGCGCAGCGTTAGCAGCAGCAACAGTGTCACTGGCTCCATCAGAGAACCATTCAATAATAGGTTTGAGCTTGTTCCACATATCCTGGAACCACTTAACAACTGGCCCCCAGTTATTGATGATCAATCCTAGTGGTGTCCAACCAAAGACTGTTTTCATCAACTCCCATCCGACTTGGAAATATGGCCCAATCTTATCCCACATTTCTTTAAACCACGGGCCTACCGTACTCCAGTTGGCAATGATATAACCTGCGGCTATTGCAATAAGTCTGAACAATATCCCCCACGGGGACATTGATATAGTCTTACTCACCAGACCTAAAGCAAAGTTAACTCCCATAAACCCAAGCTTTAAAGCAGCAAGACCAGCAACAAGGCCGACTACTCCCCTGATTACATCAGGATTTTTCTCGGCAAAGTTAGAAAATTTTTCCCCGAGGTCACCAAGCCAATTAACAATCTGTTTAGTGTCCGATGAAAAAGCACCACCTATAGCTGCGAGTCCATTTGTGGCCGTCCCTGTCATCGCCTCCCATAGGTTGGTAAGAGTTCCCAGCTGGGCCTGAACTCGATTATTCAGGCTGGCCTGTTTATTCATTTTTTGCTGGATCTGATCGTAGCCGTCTTTACCTTTGTCGATCAGGGCATTCACAACCTGCAGGGTTTCAGCATCATCGCCAAAGAGAGTTTTCAGTACTGAAGTTTTATCCGTATCTGTCAGCTTTCGGAGCTTGGCCAACTGGCTGAACATTTTGTCCAGACCACCAAAACCTCCTTTTCCGTCCGTAAAGTCTAGCCGAATACGTTGTTTCCTCAATCCTTTGTTAGTCGCTCTGACTTTTTTAAGATCAAGGCCAGATTGAATGACTTTTCGAAGGGCGTTACCGGCTGACTCTCCCTGCATACCCATCTGGTCCATCATGACGCTGATCGGAGCAAGTCCCTGAGCGGCTTTCAATCCGTCCTTATTAACCATCTTCAGAACTGAGCTGGTCTTTGTGAAGAACGACAGCATGTTGGTATCATCAACCCCCAGATAGAATGCCTTCTGGATAGTATCGAATAATCCCATCATGTCATCTGATGCGGTCCCAGTTGCGTCCTGCATTTTTGCGGCGAATTCTGCCGCTGCTTCAGGTGTTTTTTTAAGCTGTACAGCAAGGTATGCAGTCGCTTTGCCTACCCCACCCAGAATGTTTTCTGCCGGAATACCCTGTCGAACAAGCATCTGCATCATGTTCTGAAAATCAGCAGTCGTGCCAGGTAACTGATTCCCAAGCCCAACAGCCAGTTTGTTTATTTTTTCAAAACTATTGCCGACTTCTCCGTTCGCCTGCATCATCGCGACCTTCAGCCCTGTAGCCGCATTCTCCTGATCCGCATAGGCTTTCAGCGATACAGTCAATCCAGCAGCCAAACCACCAGCCAGCGCTAATCCTCCCTTTGAAGCTTCCTCTGCCTGGCGCTTGAAACCACGGATGTTCTTCTGCATACGTGAAAGCGCAGGAGATAGTTTATCAACGCCAGTAATCAGGGCCTTGAGCTCAAATTCAGCCATTGCCTTTCTTCTCCTGCTCTATTCTGTTTGCCTGACTGACCAGCAGCGGAATCTCACTGATTGGCATTTTCAGCAATTCAAATGGATTAATGCGCCAGTAACTGGCGCAGTCAAAAAAGCAATTAGTGAGATAATCGGCAGTCAGGCCTGGAGGAAAAAACCTGCAACCAGCCAACCAGCACTATTCAGGTCGCCGGGTTTCATCTGATCTACCGTGCTCAGCGGTACATTTGCCAGCCGGACAATGTACTTCGCGATAATATGCGCCTGCAGTTTGATGGATTCGTCCTGATTCATCTGGTACGGATAACCAAGTTCACGAACGTCTTTACCAGTCGGCTCGTTAAACTCCAGGACGCTGATCGTTTCTCCATGCGCGGTTACTGGATGGTTCAGTTCAAGTTCTTTCATTACTGGTAATCCCCTTCTTCACCGTGGAATTCAAGATCCGCCGTACCTTCTTCGGCATTGTGGTTTGCCTCACCGTGCAGCCAGGCAGACGACAAGACATAAACCTGACCATTTGCCAGTTCGGCGGTAATAGTCATCTGGTCCGAGGTGGTGACCTTGTTGACCGGAAAATCTTTCGGCACTTTGAAGGTGCCTTTGATATACGGCGAGCGGTGCGTTTCTTTACGATCTACCGAGCCATCAAGGCCAATAACATCATCATTGACCTTAGTGTTCATCGGTACCTCAATACCGCCGGTCATGGATAATTGCTGACCATCAATTTTGAAATAACAAGTACCTGCAATGCGCGGCATTATGCGGACTCCTCTTGATACTGAAGGCGGAACTGGTTAACGACCGCAAACACTCGCAGCTGGTTAACGTAGTCAGGCGGGAACAGGGTGTTGATACGGTTTGGGTTTGTCGCATCACGTTCAACCTTCAGGTATTGCTTGAACAGGTCGTAATTTTCTACGATCCCGGCGCGTTCCATTTGGCGATAGGTTGCCAGAAGCTCACCTTTGATTACCGCCGGAGTAACAATCGCCTGGCCGGGGCCAAAACGGGTACCGTCGTTTGCCAGTTTATGGCGCCCATATTTACTGGTGATAACCGATTTCAGCCTGCGCAAGACATAAGCGCTGGTATGCAGCGTCTCGCTGTCGAGATAGCTGTTGTCTGCAACACCATAGGCGTTTTTCTTGTACGTTGTAACGTCGCGCTGAATGCGCAGCGTGCCGCTTTCAACGTATGAGGTTGCAATCCCATGTGACAGCAGAGACTGCTGCTCGGTCATCGTGAAGCGCTTCCCTTTTGGCGCTGGTAGCATGTCCACGAGTTCACCTGTCTGGGTTGGGCGCGCCGGATCATTGCGGATAAATACCGCATTGCGCGCGGTACGACTGGCCGCTAGCTCATCTGCCGGAGTCTGCGTTTCTTTCTCGTAGCCCGCCAGAGTAATGTGCTGCTGGTTAAGCTGATCCCCTGCGGCAACCAGCTCAGAGAGCGTTCCGAGTTTCGAGGTATAAACGTGGCCATACAGCTGGCGCGCGTAGCTCCAGCGACCGCTGGTATCGTTCATTTCGCTGACAAATGCATTAACCGAGGCCAAATCATTGAACGGGTGGCCAATATAATCAAACGGCTCATCAGCCATAGCGGCAATAGCGCCATTGAGTAACGGAGCCCCCGTTCCGGCAGCGCCAGCAGCGACGGCTACCGCTATGCCTGCAGGCAACACTTCACCACCACCGTAACCGTAATAATTCAGAACGACAGGGATTTCATTCCCGCTCAGACCTTTGTGACGTGCTGTCAGCGTGACCACGCCAGCAGCAGACGAAGCGATAACCGGCAACATAGGATCAGCATTGATTGCATCTTTGATGCTTGATGCCACAGCCTCAACATCATCACCGCTTACAACTGCTGCCTGAATACGAGTACGCCCGACATAAACATTCACCATGCCGCTCTCAGTTGCTGCGCCAGTTACGGTCAGGGTATACGTGGCCGCCACTCCTGCCGCTGGCTCAGGGACAGCAATGATGTATAGCTCACCAAAAGGATCGGTTTTACGATACGCAGCAACCATGCGTGCAAGCTGACTACCGGGACCACAAATTTGCTTTGCGTAATCAGCGGACGGCATCAGCACCAGTGAATCAGGCTGAATTGACGCACCTGTATTCGCATGGCCCAGCAGCAATGATGGCGCTGACTCCTGACTTGTATTTGCCGCCGAATTATCCATCTCAGCATAAAACAGTGGCACCAGCGTATTTGCCGGGATAGTGCTGAAACTAACGGTCATTGGTTTCCACCTTTTTCTGTTTAACTTTGTTCACGCGCCTGATATCGCCAGCGGCTTCCCGGCGCAGCCAGTAGCTGCTTTCTTCAACATTTCGCCCTTCAACAGGCAAAAGGTCGCCTCGGGCAGGGTCATGTACTGACCGCCCGTTTTTGGGTTTTACAAACATGGGTTTCCTCAGGAGGGAAGAGTTATCTCTGTGTGATGCTCGGGCTCCCCATCGGGGCCATGTCCCGGATCGATAAAATCAACATCAATCGCCAGCGTTTTAAAATCATCCAGATCGTTCAGCTCGTCCTGCTGACGAGTGTCATCTTCTGAAAGCTCTTTCAACACAGAGAAATCGAACTGGTAGCTCAGTTCATGCCGGTTCACATCAAGCAGCGTGCCGCCTGCATAGGTGATCGGGTTTCCTCGCTCTTCAGGATTCCAGCCCAAGAGCGCTTTAAACAGTGACTGTCGTACATCGTGAACAACATCATATGAGGCAAACTGACCGCGCTCATCCCGACCATTGCTGACAAACACAATGACGGAAAACCCTTCGGTTAAATCCTGCCAGTAGTCAGCCTGGCTCTTCTGCTCCCCTGGCGAATCATCTCCAGGAACAACATAAGCCGCCGGCAGTTTCATCTTCCCGACTTCCGGCAAGTCCTTAAACTGCGCAGCACCCGCCACACGATTCTGAAATTCCGGGCAACGCGCCCGTAGTGCTGCAATAATCGGGGCCAGTTTCATCAGCGTCGCCTCTCCGGTTTGAGTGATAGCCGCAGTTCACGCGCCAGGTAGTAGCGCGTCCACGGGTTATTTTTGTTGAGTGTCTCAACCATAAAATTGTTACGCGGTGCCAGCCGCCAGCCACTACCACCAGAAGCGCCACGGTGATGACTGCGCCGACGTTTTGCGCCACCGCGCACACCGTAGAAGAGAAATGCCGGGTAAAAATCGCCGGTGATGAGCCGGTTACCCTGCCCGTTCCTCTGGTTCGGTGCGATTCGAGCCATAAAACCTGGTCGTTTAGCACTGGCTTTAGGCACCATGTAACCGATGGATTTAGCCAGGCGGCCTGTCTGGTAACCGGGGTTTTCACCAGGTTCAGAACGGCCACGGCGCATCACCAGACGGCGTGCGTCGCGCATATGGCGCTGGCCGATGGTGACAAAGGCACGCCGAACGCGCGCGCGGTTGAAACGCATTTCGTTCGGCTGCTGAAAATCAACGTGTAAAAAGGGTTCCGCCACTGGAATTCCCTCCGGTATTTTCTGTAAATAAACCCAGTTCGGTGCACTCAAGAAGCAGAAACCGTCGTTTACTGTTTAGATCACGAACACGCTTCACGCGATACACCTCTTCCCCCTTCGCCACCTCAAAATCGCTGGTAATTCCGCGGCGCCAGCGGATGGTGATGTAATGCGTGATCACGTTGTCAGTCTGAGCCGTTTCCTGGTATGTCGTCGCGCTGGTCTGGATTACCTTAGCCCAGACCGGAAATACCACCGGATATTCAGATTCGGTACCAAAATCAGCAGAAGGGACATCAACCCGTTTTCTGAGTATCACCCGTTTATCAAGCTCACCCGGATCGGGCAGCAGGTATGTCGCACTTGTTTGCGCCTGTCTCAGTTTCATAATGGGATGAACCGATAAGGGCCGACGAGCCAGTTGAAAGACTGGGGCATTTCCGTTTTTTCCACTTCAGATACCGATGAGCGGTTCTCATAAAAATGAGTAGCTAGAAGCAGCATCCCCAGCCGAATATCCTCAGTAAGAACCAACCCGTCAGGATCGTTATCTGGAACGCCGGTATTTTCGTCATAGAGGGTTCGGTTGAGAAAACTCTCCGTCCTGGACTGTACCGCGCTCCCGATCAACTTCAGCAGTTCATCCTCGTCGGTGTAGTCGTCCTCCAGCCGCAGCTGGATCTTAATTTCGCTCAGAGTCAGCAGCATAAATATCCCTATGCCCGCCTGAAGACGGGCACAAAAAAACCGCTAACGCGGCATCAGGAGACAGCAGAAATATTGATTACGGTGCTTTACCCACCAGCGCTTTGATGGCCGCGGTATCTTCCAGCACGCAATCGAAGCGGTGGAAAGCAAGGAATGCGGTCTGATCATACTCCGCATAACGCTCTACCAGACGCTTCAGGGTCATGTAGGAAACGCGGCGAACAATGAAGCGATTGAAATCACCCAGGAAAATAAATTTCTTACTCGCTGCAGCGGCATCAATTGCCTGATCAATTACATAGGGAATGCCCAGAACGGTTGCCGGAGAGCCACCAACAACATCTGGGAGCCACAGTGGGCGCTTCTGATCATCCACCATTTCTTCGATTACCTGAAGCGTTCCGTCATTAAATGCCCAACGAAATTTTGGACCACCGCGATATGCCGGATCAATCGCGTGTTTCAGGCTATTCATTTCCTGCCAGGTGAATGCTGCGGCCGCCGCCGCAGAAACAGTCCCGGTTACTGAAGCCGCCAGCCCTTTTGGCTGCAGTGGTGTGCCAGCACCCGTGCCCTGCACCAGATATTTAGCTTCGCCGCGGCCAATACGTTGTGCAATGCGCCCCGCAAGGTATGATTCGATATCTACGCCGCTGTCCTGCAGTAGTTCGTTAGATACGCGGATAATTTTGGATGACAACTTCTTAGCACCCAGGATCGCGGTACCGAACGTCACATCACCTTCACTGGCCGCGTTGTTTTCTGCGAGCAGTTCGCCTTCTTCAGCAGTACCGTCAGAAGTTGACCAGGTAATATCCTGACCGTTTGAGGTATTAAGAATTTGCGCAACGCTCACGATTCCGCCGTAGGCTTTCATTGAATCAATGATGGTATTACGCATCTGAGTTGGGACGGTATAGCCACCTTTATCATCAGGTGTGGTTCCCTGAGCACGCAGTTCTTTAATTGCCTGACGCTCTTCAGCGGTCAGTTCAGCAAATCCGTTACGCAGGAAGCGGTCAAACGCAGCGGCGCGGCGTTCATCAGCCTGTTTTTCCGGTGTAGTCTGCTGGGCGCGCAGTTCCGGCTCCTGATCGTCAACATAAGTCTGATCCTGGCGTCGAAGTTCTTCCTCACGCCCGATACGCTCATCCAGCGCCTGCAATTGACTGCGGGCATCATTCCATTTTTTATTCTGCTCTTCAGACCAGACAGTATTTTCCGGAATGCTGTCGTGCAGGGCGCGCATCTCTGCGGCAATGGTGTTACGTTTCTGCTTCAGTTCGTGCAATTTCATGGATTTTCCTTACGCGTTAAGAAGAGTCAGCAGGCGCTCACGCGCCATTCGTTGAGTGATGGCGGTCTGTAGCGCACCGCTGTCGCGCGCCTCCTGCCAGGCTTTCATGGATCGGATGCCAGAATCAGCCTCCTGGTAGGCCGGATAGGTCACCGGACTGACGTCAAAGAGGCGTGAAAAACGATTAATTTCGCGAATGACTATCCCTTCGTCGTCCTGATACCAGTTCTCACCATCGTGCGCTACGCGGAAAGCAAAAGACGACTGGTTGATATCACCGCGCATCATCGGGGCCAGTACCAAATCGCGAATGGTCTGAGTATCCGGCGCCGCGATGTCATAGCGCAGGCCTTTATCATCGACATTCACGTTTAACGTTCCTGACGAACTACGCCCCAGAATAAAGTTCGGGTCATGGTTAAATAACCCCCGGATATCGTCGCCAAGCACGTCATCGAAAGCGCCTGGTTTGATAATTTCGCGAAACCCCCAGAGGGGTTCTGAGCGACTGTTAAACACCGAGCCGTAACCGATAATTCGCGTGGGCTGCTCGCCCTGCTGCTCGGCACGGACCTCACCGCTGTAACAGCGAGTCTCGCGATCACTCATCGGTTTTATCCTCTTCGGTTTTGGTTTTGTTTTTCTTGAAATCGTCTGCAGGGTTAGCGGCATTAACGCTGACAAGCATTTCGTCCAGCCCATCGACCGGGTTCATATCTTCAAAAGCACGGGCTTCATTGCGGCTCATCCAGCCATCGGTGATCGCGAAGTGATAGAACTGCGCGCGCTCCTGCGGTGTACCGCGCAACAACCCAGTAAGGTTAAAGCGAACGTAATAACCTGCTGCCAGTTCTGCCCGTGTAAACAGCCGACGGTTAAGCTCCTGCTCCCAGTTCGTCACCCAGGGCATCATTGAGTAACGAACAAACTGAATGGCCTGTTGTGTTATGTTGCTGAAGGTGGCTTTTTCGAGGTCGTTAATCATGTGTGCCGGTACGTTGAAAATCCCGGCTATCATTGAGCGATTTAGCTTGGACATGTCGATGATCTGCGCGTCAATTGGCGATACAGTCAATGCCCTGTAATCCAGATCCGCAGGCAGCAGCATGGTTTTGTTTTCCTGGCTCCGTAGCGCCAGCGCGGCTTTTTGCCAAACCTTTTTGAGCCGTTCCCATCCTTCGCTTTTAATTTCCCCCTTCACCGTGACGATGCCAGCAGGCCTTGCATTCCCACTAAAGAAGCTCTCCGTATACTTCTGACCGCTCATGCCCATACCGATTGTTTCAGCATGCTGCATCACTGGACTAAGCCCCATTTTCTGGTTATTACCCAGCGCGCGAATGTGAACCATATCGTCAGGGCTGATGGCGAAAGCGCCTTCTTCGTTGTAAACCCCATAAGTGTAACGACCACCGGTATTAATCAGGGTCGTTTCCCATGGCATGCAGCAATCCAGTGCAGTTACTTCGCCGCGGCGGTTGCGTTTCACCCAGGTGTACCCATTCCCCCAGCCGAGGATGTGGCGTTGCTTCAGCTCGCGCCATTTGTAACTGGTCTGCCAGGTGTTTGGCTCATCATGAACCAGATAAAACGCAGGGTGATCCCGTGCGGGTTCAACCTTACCATTGTGCTTACGCATAACATGCAGTGGCATCTGGGCAAGGTTGGAAGACAATACATAGATACAGGCATACACCGCCGCCAGTTTCATCGCAGTCTCAGGACTGACATAAACATCTGCCCGGAACAACCCATCAGTATCAACAGCATCCCCGGTAATCGGGGTGGAAGGATTTTCCAGTGACTCACTTCTGAACATAGCATCAAGCAGCACGCGTCCCCCTTCTGGCTATAGCCAGGGCGCCGACCAGCAGGAGTCCGCCGGAGAACATGAGAGCCGGGGCCAGACCAAACTGCAGGTAAAACCCAGACGTGAGCAGGCCGAAACCGGCCATACCGATAACATCAGCAATAAGTGATTTCATAGAATTAAGAGATCATCGTCCGGATCAAGAGATGAGAGGAAATCGCCAGGCTCTTTAAGCATTGCCCGTCCGATCGCCATTATCAGCGCCACCGCGCCGTCGATTTTATTTTCGTTCTGCTCCTTGATAGGCTTCACAACATCATCGTTCCCCGGCAGATATTTCCCCACCACGTTGCTGATACACCAGCTCATTATCGGGTTGCCGTCGTGATGAAAACGCCCAGACTCAATGGCTGCTTCCAGCTCTTTCATTGGGTCTGACATATTGGTGTAGTTCTGAACGATAGTGATCGGATTAAGACTTTCATCAGCCAGATCATGTGAAAGCCCCGTCGCGCCGAATGGGTCAATCGGTGACTCACTGACCGGGTTGAGTTTGTTTGCCGCTTTGGCCTCTTCAAGGATGTAGCGGTAATCCACTTCAGCGCCATCAGTAACTGTAAGCAGTTCCATTTCAACCCATTTCTGAAATCGCTCCGCAGTACGACGATCTTCGTTCTTTTCAACACTGAATACTGTGTCGTAGGGAACCCAGAAGCGGGGAGCAACGCTGTAGTAATGTGTCTTGCCGTCAATTTCCCTGGTGAACAACCGCGCCATACTGTTCATATCCAGCTTGCGCGCCAGGTCAAAAGCCAGAACACATGGTTGACCTTCGAACATTTCCAAGGTCAGGGTTTTATCTTCGCAGTTCTGCCAGGATACCAGGTTGAAGAAAGCTGCTCGGGCAGCAACCCAGATATTGAGATGCTTGGTTTTGAACACGCCAGCCTGGCGAGCATTATTGATAGCACGCTGTTGCTGGCTTAACAGAAAGTCGCGGTAGACTGAGACACCCATATTCGGGTTGGCTTTCTCAAGCACCTTTGGATCAGTCCAGTCGTCACCTTCATCAACCGTATAGATCACGCCAAACAACTCGTCGTTGGGTACCGTGCCGTTTAGCATTTCAATCACTTCACGTCGTTTGTCGTAGCATGGACCTTCGATGTTGTAACCTGCTGTGGTGATCGCCCACATCAGCGGTTGTCGCCGCGCCCCCATACCAGTCAGCATTGTGGTGTAGAGCGAATCTGTTGGGTGTTCGTGATACTCGTCAACAATCGCACAGTGCGGTGAAGCGCCGTCCCCAGGGTTACCAATCAGCGGCTCAAAACGCGCGCCATCTTCTGGCCGGTTCAGGTTGGATGCATTAACTTCGATCCCGAACGCTTCCACCAGCAGCGGTGTGCGCTTACACATCAGACGAGCGGGCCTGAATACTTCCCACGCCTGCTTTTCAGTTGTGGCCCCGGAATATACTTCAGCGCCAAACTCGTTATCACAGGTAAAACAGTACAGCGCCACACCCGCCGAAATGGCCGATTTCCCGTTTTTACGCGGTATCTCCGTGTAAACCTCGCGAAATCGACGAAGCTTCGATCCTTTCTGGACCCAGCCAAAGGCGCAGCACACAATAAACAGTTGCCATGCCTCCAGGGTGATCGGCATCCGCTTGAATGCCCACTCTCCTTTTGTATGTGGCAACAGCTGGATAAATTTCGCAGCCTTTTCTGCCATGTCTTTATCGAAGCGGTAACGAAATTTCTTACTCTTTTCAGCCGCCATGTCATCGATATGACGCTGACAGGCCTGAATGACAAACTGGCACGCCGGAATTTTCCCCCGCACAACGTTGCGGGCGTATTGATTCGCGGCGTTTACGTTGGGGTACGATTTCCGGCTCATGAGTTGATCATCTTCAGGAATGGGTTAGAGGTTTTCTTCTGTCCGGCAAGGCCAATCAGTCGCTGACGACTGCTGGGGTCAAGGCCAAGCATGGAGCCGGTAGAACTCATCTCCGATTCCTGCTCTTTCTTTGCGGTTAGCTCAGGGTTTTTTATCTTCCCCCCCATAGCACCAGTGATAGACAGCCCGTCTCTGGCGATATTTTTAACCGCCCTGCGCCAGAACTCGTAGGCAACACACCAGCGCTCAAGTACGGCAAGATCGGTAACACAGAGTAGCCCCTGTCCACATAATTCTTTCGTGGTCAGTTCCCACATGACGGCCGCCATTGGCAGACCTTCATCCTCAGAAAACCAGTCAGGTGGTGCCACGCCTTTAATCGGTGTGAATACAGGTTCCTCTTTATTCAGGGCTCGTTTGCCGGGGTTCCCTGCCAGCTCCTTGCGCGCCGTTGGCTTGGGGCGACGCCCGGAACGCCCCGCCGTTCCAGCCATAAGCGACACTCCTGGTTAAATTTCATTTTTCGCGGGTATAAAAATACGAGGAGGCGGGCAGTCCGGAAGGCGCGCGGTTGCAGAGATTTGACCTCCCCCCTCCCCTGGCTGATGATGACATCAATTCTCACTTGAGACGCTCACGCGCGGTCTTCGCTGCGTGACACGACCAGCACAGGCTTTCAAGGTTGCTGTCTTCATCAGTACCGCCGTGGGCCTTCGCCATGACGTGGTCCACACAGGACGCCTGCTTCACGACTCCCTTCCGAAGATGGTTCTGACACAGCCCTTTGTCGCGCTTAAGTATCCGCTCCCGGATGACTTCCCACTTCGTCCCGTAGCCACGCTGGTGACGGGATTGCCCTGGCTTATAGGACTTCCAGCCTTCACCTTTGTGATTTTCACAGTAGCCTGCTGGATCGGTTGTCGTGTTGCGACAACCTCGCACTCTACAAGCCTTTGGTGTACGTGGTGGCATATTAAGGCCCCTTAACTAATATCACTATTTCCAGCAAAGTTAGGCGATTCACCAATCTATGCTGCTATGCCTGATTGTTATAATCATCTACTCTATGTATGTTTAACTTACCGATATAAGAGGACTTTTATTATGCTTTCAGAAATTGTTGACCGTTTAATCACTCTCACTAAGGATCGCGAGCCTTCTGTTGTCATTGCAGCTGCATTGGCTCTAGGCGAAGGGGCCCCAGACACAAGTGACGTTGTTGAACGTCTTATGGATCTTACACAGAGCCATGAACCATCAATAAGAAGTGCTGGAGCGACTGCTCTGGGTCGTTTATATCGCCGTCGCAGATAATACAGATAGTTAAATTTGTGATGTGATAGGACGAATAAGAGAACCTCTCTTTAACAAGGTTCTCTTGTGTTAAAAATCCCCGCTATTGCCAGGCTGCGATGTAGAACTAGCGAATTTTAGTACGCAGAAACAAAGTAAAGATCTACTTTAATTAGTTCATCTAAATGCCTGATGAAATAATCTTGATTTTTCTTCCCTTGAGTATATTGATTATATGCCGACATAATATTGGCCCATAATTTTTCAACATCTGTATCTTTAAATAACTTTTCCGTAGCAAACCAATATCTAGCACACATTTGCATAGAATCTTCTAACTTTTCAAATTCTTTTGCCAGACCTTTAAAAGCGTTTATTTGCTCATCTAGAAGCTTAGTTGTTCTCAGCTCATTTCCACTATAAAGAAGATTTCTTCCGATCCTAAGTTGTACTGGATCGATTTCATCAGGTTGCCAAAGGGTTACGAACTTAAGTTCTAACAATGCCATTTTAAAATCTTTCTTAGATTTCAAAACCTCTTGGTGTCTCCAAGTGTTTAAAGCAGTTTTTGCAAAAAATAAGGTTATCATTGACACAATGGCAGAAACGGTTGTCCCTATCATTGAAAACAAGGCAATTTTATCAGCTGTTGACATGATCCCTCCGTAAGTGACGGGATACTCTAGCATTATCACAGGCACTCAGTGAATGCCTGATGTAATGCCAATTCAGTCGAGCTTAAGTGTTTGGTTGATCCAGAGAATTCAAGCAGTCTAGTACACTAGACTGCTGCTTCTACATGCTGTGCAAGCTTTAGGCACTCCAATAGGAGATGGCAACTCGTGACTATCTCCACATATAAAGCCTAGGAGATAAAATGAACCACCAAACCGCGCTCGAACTTGTACTTGCATACGCTCCACATATTGAGAAAATCATTGATGTAATATGTTTTTGGATAACCCTTGAACTTACTAAACGCTACAGCAACAAAACCTTTAAGTGAATGTCACCCCGAGTTTCGCAAGTGCTTCGATCTTTTGCTGAATGCGTCTATCCAGTTCGGTCACTGCATGCGGGCGTATGGCATCAAGAAAGGCATTATCCTGATAGGTAGACTGGATTGTCACACCAAGCCCGGCACCACTTTCCAGCATGCCTTTCTGTCGCTGTAGCTCTTTCATTTCGTTATAGATGTAATGCGCGTTACTTAGGTTCTCTACGTTCACGCCCTGACTCCTTCCTGCAGTTAGCCTGCACTGATTTGTTATGCGCCAATATGTCCCGCTTCGTTTGCTTATCCAGCACAGCAATATCGTGCTCGGTGAGGTAAATGATGTTCACCCAGTCACAGGCCGTGTCCGTTACTTCAGGTTTTGCGGGTAAAGTTTTCGCGCAACTCACGGTCAACATCGTCATCAGGAAGATGATTAACAGTCTGTTGTACATCCCTGGCTCCTTTTGTTGTTTCTACCCGGCGCTCTGCAACAGCTTCAGTAGCAGTTGCACGTTCTTCAGTGCGCTGCTGGTCCGCTTTTGTTTCGGCGATACTTGTACCGCGTGATTTACCCAGACCAAAAGCACCTGCAATTGCAGCCAGTACAGCAACAGCCAGGCCGATAATCATTTCAAGTCCCATAGCGACCTCATACCAGTGCGGCTTTAGCTTTGGCGTAACGTTTACGGCGGTCGTTAATGCCGTTCTGCCCACCATTGATGATCTGAGTGATGCGAACCAGATCGCCGGAATAGCTCAGGCATCCGCTGGTGGCATAGAACCATGCAGCTGACCGTGCTGCGTTGATATCCTTTTCCAGCAACTCAGGATTACTGACTAAATCCAGTTTTAATCCCGTTCCGCAGCGGCGGTAATTATCAAGACCGGTAATCTGAATCAGCCCACGGCCACGATATTTCCACCCATCGCCCGATGCTTTGTTACCGAGGCGATTGCTGTACACAAGATTTGCAATGGCTGGCTGATTGGCTACCTGCCCTTTTTCTTTGTCACGCCCAAGCATATAGGCCTGGTAGTTCGTAATGCGGCGTCCAAAGGTGGTCAGCAGAGCGGCTGGGGTGTAGTTGAAGCTCTCTACCAGCGCAGAGAACCCCGCTGATTCATGTCCTGACTGAGCAATAAACATTGCCTGGTCTTCAGGCTTAACAATGCCAAACTCTTTCATTGCCACATCAATGTGTGGAAACCAGCGTGAAGAAAGCCCGGCGCTTATACCAGCCGCCTGCTGAAATTGTGATTGGTTCATTAATGCCTCAGCGTATCAACGAGACGCGCCACGTTCCCACGAGCCCATAAGACGGCAGCGCAAATAAGAAGGTTTACGATGACCACCATCCAGTGTGACTCCTGGTAGAGGCCAAACAGATATCGGAATGGAACACTGGCATAGACCAGCACAAAGAAGTAAGCCAGCAATGATATAGCGGGGCGATGTCTTGCCCCTTCACGCTGGTAGAACATCAGGACAAGGACGATGACTGCACAAATACCTGCATTCACCATCGCTGACGGATCACTTGTTACCATTGCTGGCCCCTCCTCCACGGAATCGCGAAAGAATACTGAACAGGCTTCCCAAATCCTGACTGTTGAAAAATGTGAGCACTTTGATTGTCATCGCCGCCACTACAACAGCACCAAGTGCGTCTAATGGCCTGTCACTATACCCGGTAGCTTGTGACAACTTTGAACCAACCAGGCCAGCAGCAAGAACGCCAACAATGAATGACGTCATGAAGTAAGCAATCAATCGTACTCGTGTGATATTTGCCGCTGTCGCTACATAAAATACTGCACCAGCGAATGCGCCAAATACCACGCCATAATCAATACCGGTTGCAAAACCAAACATGCTGGCTCCCAGCAGTCCACCAGCCGCGACCGTAGTGCCAGAAACAGGATCGGACATTAAGCCCCCTCTTATTGCTGTGAGTCCTCTCAGAACGAGGGGAAACAAAAAAGGCCGCATTAAGGCGGCCTTGGTAAGGTATATTTTTTAAGATAAACTTTGATTGATATACTCATGACACCCAAAAATAAAGGCGTTTTGTGCATCAATAAATGACTTTTTTTCTTCCGGAGTAAAATACCCTTTTGTAAAACATACTTTTAGCGCTTTTTGAAGATCTGCCGTCAGGGTTATCAACTTACAACCTTCCTCATCAGGCCTTATTAATAGAAGTAATTTATTTTTACTTATTTCAGCGGCCTTTATTGGAACTTGAATCTCCTCAGGGAAAACACCCTTAGCCAATATATCCATATTCTTATTTCCGACCAGATGCCATTGCTCAAATGTGCTGGCCAACATAATTACGTCTGTCACATGCTCAGCGCCAGCAAAACGTATTTGTTGCGCCAATTCTTTATTAGTATTCAAGTGAGCCTGTAATGTGGCTAAGGCAAAATTTTCTTTGATTGCCCTGTATGCAACCCAACCAGTTATTCCTGCGGCAATAACGCCTGCAAGAGCAGTAATGAGTGTTTCAAAAGGAAAGGAAGAACTGATTTCAATTGGCGGTAATTTTTCTATTACCAAGGTCAACTCGCCAGTAGTTTTTTCGAAAGCGTACGGTACGTTTTGCCAAGTCATGAAGCCTCCTGAGTTTCAGAGGAATCATAACAAAAAACCCGCTCAATGGCGGGCTCTTAATGTTGTGTTGCTCAGTTCGCTTTAACGTCCCGAGCCTACCACAATTTAAGCACTTTCTTGCTCACTATGCAACTTAAATCTGTCGCTATTTGTGCCGAATGCGTCACAAACTGGAGCGTACAGGATCGATTCTGCCAGACTTAGCCAAGTGTCAATGCGACGACGGCAGGTGATCAGCGGCCAATCAGGATGTTTAGCCTGCAGTTCATTGGCCATCTGCAACTTGCTCTTACGTAGGCGATGGCGGTCGACAATCACGCTATAGAGCGATCGGTAGTCATCATTCATCAGTACAGAAGCAATGACACCGTCCACTAACAACCCTTCTTCGTCTGAACAGAACGCCAGGCCGCTTTTATTTTTGCTGTTGAGGATTTCACGCAGGTACGCTTCAAGTTCAGGCTTGGTGATTCCTGATTTCTTCATTCTGCGCAGAGCATCATTGATAGCTGTCTTGGTGATTTTCCCGGATGCAAGTAGCTGGTTAAACATATTCCCACCACTACCACCGCCGATATAAGACCAGCGGCCCCACATGCGCAACTTACCCTGTATCCAGATGCTTTCCAGAGTACGAAGACGAACCATTTCACCAGATTTACCAACTTCAGAAGGATTAATCATTTAGCGTTCTCCACTTACGCCAGTACGCCGATTGCCAGCGCACGATCTATAACCCGAAAAACAAGGACCAGTTGGTCACCGTATTTCGCTTCAAATGCCACAGGATCAGCATGCAACTCGTCGTGATGCTCTCTGCACAGAGGAATCACAAACAGGTCGTGTGCCTTTGTACCCATTCCACCCTGCCCGTGGCCAATCAGGTGGTGGGGGTCGTCAGCTTGCTTGTTACAGCAGGCGCACGGCTGGGCCTTAACCCATCTCGTGTATTTCTCATTCACCCAGCGGCGACGCTTGGGTTTAAGCATGAAGGATTCCGGCGTTTCCGGGTCTACCTTCATTGCCACTATCTTTTTCGCTTTCTCCTGTACCAGTTGTTGAGCGGGTAATGCCGGAACAATATCGCTTTCACGTGTTACCGACTGGTGGGACTCTTTCTTCATACGAAGAGCTTTATGGGCTACGGCTTCAGGTATCTCATCAGCCAGGTCGCTCCTGACCATCCACCAGCAAAACTCAGGCAGCGTAAGAACGTGGTCCTCACTAAAACCCAATTGGCCGTTTACAACCTTCAGTAGCCAGGATACCAGGTTTTCACGGGCTATACCCGCCAGACCTTCAGTGAACTGATCACGAATTTTTAAGTCACAGCCCCAGCACGTGCGGATTGAGCCAGGAGCATGCCGGGTGATGGTGTAATTGCGATCGTGCCACTCGCTGTGTGGGTACTGACATTCCAGTTTTCTTTCGAGCCAGGCATCCAGTGAATTGAGTCCACCAGCACTATGTATGACCTTCTGATTTTCGAAGACATCACGCATCAACGGATCGTTCTGAAGCTCCTGATCAGTCTCAGGCAGCATGCCAGACGGTAACTCAGCCATAGACTCTGCCTGTGGCTCGATAAGAACACGACCACGTCTGAACAGATGCATCAGTTCACTGCCAGGGCGAAATATCACTACCCCGGTCATAGGTGCCACTTCAGGTGTCAGTAATGCCCTCACGCTACCTGCCCCTTAGCAATATGCTCTGCCCACAGACCACCAATCCAGCGAACACCCTTGGCGGTGAAGCGGGACTGATTGAACGCGTAATTTGTCTGGTTTGTCGTTCCTGTCTTCACCTCGAAGCGCCCTGCTTCGATATGCTTGCTCTTTGGTGTGAGAACACGGTTAAGCCGGTACATGATGCCGTTCTCAATCAGGAACATCGCAAACTCTGGCTCTTTGGCGTTAAGCAGTTTGGCAACCTGTCGGAAAGTCATTGACCCAGTAGCCGTAACATAACGATCTACAAACTCGGCCTTCGGTGCGGCTACGGCCAGTTCTTCACTCAGGCGCTGTTTCTGCTCTGCCAGATCAGCAGCAAGGCGCAAGGCCTCAGGAAGTGACCGGGGGACAATCATTCCACCGTTGCTCTCCAGTTCCTGCCAGCGGTCAACAAGTCGGGCGGTAAACTCCGGCGATAATTGAGCAACGATTACATAGCTGTCTCGTTTGTTCACTTCGTAGTGATGGTATGTCTGCCCGTTCTGGGGATGGGTGTACTGCAATGCAGCATACCCACCAATCACACCGGAATTCATGAGGCGCTCTATCGTTACGCAGACATTGCTGTGACGGGAATCAACCAGTTTCGCAATCTCACGGCTGGACATGGTGATCTGCTGCCCCACTGTCGCTGCATGATGGGTCGGACACGTTACTGTTATGCTCATTTGTTGCATGCTCTGTCTCCACTTATCAGGCGGCTGCACCCGCCATTGGTACATGTTTAGTGATCGATATTTCTACTCGCCCACCAGGTACTTTCGGTCCCCACTCCACCAGCATGCGTCGCACCTGACTGTCGTCCTCCCAGATGCCTGCATGTGTAAGCGCGTCAAACAGCGCTTTGTTGTAGTTGTCTATGTCGCGGCGGCGTTCATCAGGTGGATAGAGAACAATCTCTACTGATGCCTGTGATGATGACGGCTTAGGGAGAATGCGGAGTTGCTCAACGATAGCCACACATGCTGCGCTCTGGTATGCCCTGCCTTTGGCACTGATGAGGTGGCGGCCAGCCAGTGGCCCCTTGTTAGGAGCACGCCAGTAGGTGTTTACGCTCGGAGGAAATGGCAGTACCAGTTTCATCATGATTCCACCCCAAAGCGCCCGTTCATGCGCCCTATTTTTCCTACGAACTCCAGCAGGGTTATCCCCAGTGGCTTTATCTTCTCGTGATGTTTCTTCAGGATCGGCGGTACTGTCTCGTTCCAGTTTGGTTTGGGCTTCACCTTCATTGCTTTCCTAATCTCGTCGCTACAGCGTTTAGCCTGAGCCTGAATAGCGTTCTCGGTTTCCTGGTTCATGCGCCTTCTCCTTTCGCCCAGTCGATGTGCATTATGCTGCCCGGAATCAGATGCAGGTCTGGTTTAACAGACTGGTTTCCCCAGTGATGCCAGCCGGGGGCCGCGCAGCGGCTGAACAATTCAATGCGTGACACATCGCCATATAACTGCTCCAGACGGTAACGCGCTTCTGCAGGCTTCTGGCTGTGCTCGCCGAGTGGACTGTAGATAACCTGTTTTATGCTGGCGTTCTGACGCTCAAGACCTTTCCCTCTGGTGGCAATTAGCAGATCCTCGGTATTGGCGCGGGTATGGTTACCACCGTTCATTCGTGTCTGAGCGTTCAACAGGTCGAGGAAGTCGTAAAAGCCCTCTACTCCACCAGCCTGTAGCGCTTTATTGATGTGCTGCTCTGCCAGTGCGTTAAGCTTCACCCATGTGAATCCCTTCATGGTCTGACCTTAAATCCCCACGCTTCGGCAAGCTCGATCGCTTCACGTGTATGTGTACCGGTGAACCACATGGCCAGAACGGAATCTTCCGCAGCCAGCTCCCAGACAGGCAGGCGTTTAATGTCGATGAGTTTCATCGTGCCGTAATGGTTTTCCGCTGCACCATTGCTGATGGTGTTTCCATATTCCCATGGTGGATCGGCGTAAATCAGTGAATAACTCATTAACGGCCTCCCGAAAATCGACCAGCCAGATAACATCCGTCTTCGGCAATAACTGCTGGCTTAGCCAGGCCAAGACAGCGCTGACGTTCTGCCAGTATTGCTGCTCGCTCTGATTCAATGGCTGATACGCTGAACGCCTCCATGTAAATCGTCGCAGCACGGTGAAAGAGACCTTTCGACTCCAGACCTTTCGCCGTTTCCATCAGGGCGCTGACTTCAGGAGTAGGTTCAAACACTTCGAAGTGGCAATCTGCTGGCGGTTCCGCGTAGTAACGGAATTGGCGACCGTCGCGTTTACGCGTTGCCAGCCCTGAACCATGTAAGCGGCAAACGGCGAGTTGAAGTCTGTCCAGGCTGAATTGGGTCAGACCTTCGATGATGTCCCTAGTCGTGGAGCCGGGATTCATGGCAATAAACATCTGGACCGTTTTCAGAATGCTCATCCTTACCCCCTGAACCCTGGTGGAATAGCGCTGTAATCAGTGTTCTTAAAACTGGGTTTGAAGATGCCACCCTCTCGGGCCCACTCACCATTCACCCTAGCGGGGCGTCCAGCTTTGTCCCAGTTATTTGCAGACTTGAGGTATCCCGGGAACTTGGACGGCTGGAAAAGCGTCTGTGGTCGCAGGTAATCAGACATCTTCAGGTCATCACTCCACTTCGCGTTGCAGTAATCCACTACCAGCGACAACTCATCAACGGTGAACCCTTCGCCGATTCGTGCTCGGATGTTTTGCAGTGACGTGGTTGAAACCTGGTAGCGTGAGTTCGTGACCTGGTTCAGGTGAACCAAAACCTGTTTAGCCTGATCAGTAATCAACACATCTCGGTCTGGTTGCACCGCAACCGGACAAGAGTCTTTACCTGTAATCTCTGTAGTACTCTCTGTTGTATTCTCTGTAGGATCATCAGTGCATTTTGACCTGATGACAGCGGTTCGTTTTGACCTGATGGAGCGTTTCACTTTGACCTCTTCCAACGTGTCATTTTGACCTGATGGAACAGCGCATTTTGACCTCTTCGATTCGGTCACTTTGACTTCATCTAAAAGCTCGCTTTCATAGTTGATCGTGTAGAAGTTGGTCATGTCTCGTTGAGACTTGTTCAGTTGCTCAATTTTAAGCACGCCGAGGGTCTTCAGGCGGGTGAAGGTGCGCTTAAGAGTCGACTCTGACCAGAACGGGAACTGCTCCAGCCACTGTTCAGTTGTGTTGTAAATCCAGCGGACACCGTCACGCTCCATGCCAGACGTTGTTTCTTTCAGCCAGTAGTTAATCTGCTGCAATGCAATCGCCTCGTTCAGGCCAATGCTGTATGCAAGGTCAGGATTTATCACTATTGGGCGGGATGTCATTAACAGGCTCATTCGGACCCTCTATTTCCCTGAATTTACGCTGAAACTGTTCGAGAGGGCTGAAGCACTCATGCTCGTATCCGTCGCGCAGGTATATAACCCGTTGAGTTTCTGGCTCCCACCGGATAACCCTGACTGGGACGCCGTAGCTGTCCTTAAACCGTCTGTTGAGTGCTCGCATATGCGTCTCGCCCTCCTCTGGAACACCCCCACAATTGCGATAGCTCTACTGTGGTTACAAGGAATCCACCGACCTGATACCATGCGCTCATACCGAAACAACGAGGTTCCATGCACTGGAATTCCACGGAGTTGCGGAAGGCGGTTATTTGCCGTTAAACTGTTCATGCGTTAGTTTCTCCACTGATACGACACGCCACGAAGCCCGGAGCTGCACACTCGCGGGCTTCATTCTTTTCTGGAAGGCAATAAACACGTGAAATCAGGTTCAGGAACGTCATAAGGGTTACCCGGAACTGGTAGGCTATTTCGTTCAGGCTGTCCCATTCCCCTTTATCAACCACGCCATCATCGATGTACCGACGATATGCGTTGACCAGATCCCCAAGCCTGCCCACCAGCTCAGCCAGCTTTAAGCCAATTTCTTCGTTCTCTGTTTCTGGTGCTGCGCCAGGGATATGAATCCCGTTATCTGTTTGACGAGAAAACGCATCTGCTATGTAGCTAACACCGGCGGCTTTCTGTAGCACCATCGCCCATCCCATAGGGAAGATCTGATCCCCATCCACACGAAGGCGGTTAAACAATGCGTTCTCTGTCACGCCCAGCCATTCCGCCGCCTCAGCATATCCACCAGGAAGATCGGTAATCGTTTTTTTAATCGCTACCACCAACCAGGCTGGCTGACGTTCAACTTTCCAAATAGGTTCGTTACCCACAGCTCCCCCCTTATTCCTGTGGTTTGAGTTTTACTGAAGCATCGCTACGCTTTTCGTAAAGGTCGGGATGAAAAACCAATTTCCCCCCGGTCCGATAGGCTGCTTCAGCTGCACGCCCTTTTGGGATAAGGCGACCAGTTCTATTACGCCACTGGTAAACAGCCTCGCTTGTGATTCCAAAAAATTCGGCAACCTTCTCAGTACTGCCGAAGTAGTTTTCAATATCATCGGTTGTCATAACGCCTCCTTAGCTAAGTTTGATTAGATACTAATAACCAATCTAACTTTGGTCAATAAAAACTAAGATTGCTTAGCCTTTTAATTTATTTATGGTGTTCAAATGGAAACTGTCGGTCAGCGCATCAAAGCTCTCAGGCGCATAACCAAAACCTCGCAGAAGGAACTGGGTAAGTTCTGCGGTGTAAGTGATGTGGCGGTTGGGTATTGGGAAAAAGACGTTAATGTGCCAGGTGGCGAGTCACTTGCGAAACTTGCAAAGTATTTCAACACATCAATTGATTACATACTTTATGGCACTGAATTTGAAGGCAATCTGATAACCAAGATGCGAAGGATTCCGGTGATATCCTGGGTTCAGGCTGGACAGTTTACAGAATGTAAAGCAGCAGAAGTTTTCAGCGAAGTAGATAAGTGGATAGAGACATCACTCCGGATAGGGGATAGCTCCTTTGCATTGGAGGTTAAAGGTGATTCGATGACAAACCCTAATGGCCTCCCGACAATCCCTGAAGGGGCAACAGTCATAGTAGATCCAGATGCAGAGCCAATTCATGGAAAGATAGTCGTAGCCAGGCTTGACGGGACAAACGAGGCTACTGTAAAAAAACTTGTCATCGATGGGCCTCAAAAGTTCTTAGTTCCCTTAAATCCACGCTATCCAAACATTTCAATTAACGGTAATTGCCTGATCATCGGCGTTGTCAAAGGCGTTCAGTACGAGCTTTAACCTACCTCTAATCTTCCTCTTAACATCAAGCTAAGAATAGTTTGGTGTTTTTTCTTGATCTAAAAGCTAAGTTAAGTTAGATTTTATTCATCAACAGCGAACAGGCAGGACGCCCACGAAGTAGCCGCCGGTGGCATATGAATAACCGGATGATTCGCAACTGTGGTTTAGATGCCTATGGAGGCAGTGATGCAGAAGAAAGAACCAGGACGAACGATTGAAGTTCGGGTGAATGGTGCCTTACTGGCAGCGCTGAAAACTGAAACTTCCGTAGCTGCTGATTACATCAGCTTTATGGATGTGGTGATCAAAGCATTGATGGATAAGGAAGCGCTGGAAGATGAAGCCAACGCATCCGGAAAGACGATTATGCACCCAGGGTTTGCAACTTTTGGATCAGCTGCAATTAGTAATCCCAGAGATCCTCAATGAAGAAATTAACCTTGATAGTGCCGGCTCCATTCGCAGCCTCAAGGTAGTGCTGAACAATATCTTCATTAAGGTTTGTGTTCCATTTTTCAAAGCTATGGCGCGGGAAATATTCTTCAAAAATTTCTCGAACAGCATTCTCACCAGAGTTCATGTCTGGAAGCAGTTGGCATTTGGTGAGGCATTTAGCAATAAGCGTTGACTTAAGCATCTGTTTTCCTTGCTTGGTTTGAACTCCCGCAAGGATACCACCGAGCCTGATGTGGTGAAAAGACAGGCGAACAACATGAAAGCGCACTCCTTCTCTATCAGTTGTAGATGACAGATGTGAAACAAACATGGAGTGGGCTTCCATATTGAGTGGGGAAGCTAACAGGCGATGGCAGTCGCCTTATTTAAATAATTTATAAATGATCACTAAGGTGCAAAATGAAGCTTGGATTTCTATTTCGCAAAGTAGTTTTGTTAGAGTTCAACAGGATTCCAACAAAAATCCCGAACAATAATCACGTTGTTATTTGCATAAATAATGTGCAGGTCGTTCTTTTTAAGCTGGGTCGCAATATTTTCCATAACTACTGGAGCAATCCTGCTTCGATCACATAATTCATAGAATTGCTCCCATTTAAGAGTGATTCCTTCATTTCCATTCATTCTCATTAAATCATTGATATTTGATGAAATACTTGAAGCTGAGCGAGGCATTATGAGTCCTTATTTTTATTAGAGAGATCTTACAATGCACTTAGATTAGTGTTGCACGCAGTTTAAAACAAGACAATTTTTCCAAAAAATTATCTCTCGCAGGAGTTGTCGCCAACTGGAGAGGGATTCGTGCAACCAAAATTCAGCGCCGTGCAGGGCGCATATAACACGGAGAAACTAACAATGGGTAACTTAGTAGTCGTTTCAGAGCAACAACCACGCATGACCAGAGAGCAGTTGATTGATGCTGCTCGTAAGGCCGCCCCTCTACTTCCAGCCGCTTCCCAGTGGCTGATGAACGAGTTGGCGAATCGCTACGATGTAGTCTGCGTGGCGCTGTGTGAATCCATGGAACAGCGCAAGGCACTCCAAGGTGACGTCATCAACTGGGCCAGAGAATGTGATCGGGTCACTGAACGTCATACCAAGTCACCGTGCAACCTTCACGTCCTATCAGCTCAAAGAGAAATGCGGGAACTTGACCCAACAACTGCTGTTGTGATTAGCGAAGGGGCTCTGTGATGGCTGCTAACTCATTCAAACAGATGTCCCGCGACGGGACCATCAAGCGCACCGATACCGGGATGTTTATCAGCCTTGAACATATCCACGTGCGTGAAGGTTTCAACAAGCGTGAAGACGACGAACGCACCCGCCAGGCAGATGACGACCTGTTTAACTATCTGATGAACGGTGGCACCGTTCCTCCACTGGAGGTTATTGCACGTGATGAAGGTGGTGTGTGGGTTGTCGAAGGCCATCGCCGCCGTCGCTGCTACGCACGTTGTGCTGAAGCTGGTAAGCCAGTAGACCGCATTCATATCATGCCGTTCAACGGTAACGATGTGCAGCGTCTGGCTCGCATCATGACCAGTAATAACCAACTACCCCTTTCTGATATTGAACAGGCCGCTGTTATTCAGGAGCTTCATAACGCTTTCAACCAGACCACCAGCGAGATTGCAAAACTGGTCAATAAATCCGTGGCCACTGTTGAGAAGTTGCTTCTCCTCAGCACAGCGAACCATGACGTTCAGCAGGAAGTTAAATCCGGTGCAGTGTCTGTCGATGTTGCTGTTGATCGCGTTATCGAGTATGGCGAAAAGGCTGGGGAAGTTCTCCAGCACGATAAAGCCGTAGCAGCCGCCCAGGGTAAAACTAAAGTTACCCGCAGTTCTATAGCGCCAGAGCTCAGCATCAAGAGTGCTCGCCGTTTCGTTGAGCTTATGGCTCAAGCCTCGATCAGTGACGAAGGTGTTTTCACTCTCGAAGGCGCAGCCCTAGCTGAAGCTCTTTCTATTATGGATGAGCACAAAGCGATTGCTGAAGCGCGTGAAACGTACCGCCTATCACAGCCAATACCTTCAGCAGAAGTAAGAGGGAAAACCCTTCACGTAAGCCTCGAAGGGATTGAAATTGGTACCGCACAAATATATCGCGGAAAGAACGTCATCCTTAATGGGATCGTAACCAGCCAGTCAAAAGCTGTGGCCCACTTCGTTAAGCAATACAAACTGCAGCAGGAAAATCATCATGACAGCAACCAATAAACCAATGACCGGTGCACAACTGGATGAACTGATGGCAGTCGCCATGCGCATGCAGTCTGACAGTGAAAAGATGGGTGAACGTTCTGTTTCCATGTTTGCCTATGCGGTTCAGATTGCTGTTTTAGAAATTCGCGAAACACGTTGTAAGTACGAAGAACTGAAATCACAAAACGCGGAACTGGCAGTACAGCTCGCTAACGCCGAGAGCAAGTACAGGGAGCTGGCGGCGGAGAATGTGGGGCTGAAAAATCCAGATAACTGGTTGTCACAGAGTGACTACGGTTACGAGGCGTCTGAGGTTGCCACTCAAAATGGAGCAACTGAAGACGAATCCTTGAGAGCTGGTATGGTCGCAATTATTAATCGAATTGAAACCCCAGCGACCGACGCTTTCCTGGCTGAAGTGCGGGCGCAGGGTGTGGATGTTGCTCGCAACGCACTGATTAAGTTTGTTGAGGATGAGGTCGGGCCAAATACAAACGTACCAGGTTTAATTCGCGGCGCAGAAGTTTGCGTAAGTATCGCCGCCCAACTTCGCAAAGGAGTGCAGTCATGACACGCATCCGCAACTTCGGCTGGAATCGCCTGAAACTGGCAACCCTGTCTTATGAAGAGCTGAACGCTCTCGAAGAGCAGGTTAAGCAGGAACACGCTTGCAAAGACGGCATCCACATGTATGACAAGGCAGGCCGTGACAAGCTCGACGCTCTGAGCTGGGCCGTATACAACAAGAAGAAGCAGGAGGCAGCCAAATGACAGCACTTAACAAACAGGCTGGAGCAGGTGACGTGAGTCAGAAAACGTATTACATCCATCCGGCGGCATTCGGCAGCACGAAAGACCCCGGTCACGGGCATGTACCAGTTGTAAAGGCTGATGACTTCGAGAAGCTGCGCTCCAAGCTGGAAGCCGCAGAGAAGCGCATAGCAGAGTTGTCTGCGAGCCACAGCAAATTGCGCGACACGATGGCGACCATCCACAACACAATCCGAATGGATGGCGGCTATACGCCACTGGCAGCAATCCTTAACGCTGCTAAACGAGCACATGAAGAATCAGCAAGCGCCGCTGGCATTGGCGTGAAGGTGGAATGAGATGGCAAAGTCACCAATGAAACTCATGCTGCGGGCATGGAACAAAGAGCTTAAAAATACAGAATGGGGCATGGGCAATCGTAAACACCGCAAAGCCTGCGCTCGTGATTTTGCCGGAGCCAGCATAGAAACCGATGCTGATATCCCTAACCAAGCCGAGGCAGATGACCGCTTGGCGGAAGAACTTACTTACTGGAATGACTAACCCATGACAACTAACCACCCGGCGCACGGTCCTGTATCACTCGATCGCCTGCACCAGATAAGCGAAATACTCAGCAAAGCAGCGGCACAAAGCGACGGCGGTAATCTCGGCTACGCAATGGCTGATGCTGTGAAAGTGATTGATGGGGTGATTGCCCGCGAGCTGGTACGCCGTGAACATGCCGAATGGTCTGATGTCACGTTTGGCGATGTCGGCCCGGTTGGTCCGCTAAAGCACCTTTCCAAAGAAGCGCTCGAGGCTGCTGCTGAACCCGGCGATCTGAGCGAATGGGCTGACATGCAATTCCTGTTATGGGATGCGCAACGTCATGCTGGTATCACTGATGAGCAGATTACCCTGGCGATGGTAGAAAAGCTGGCGGTTAACAAACAGCGCGAATGGCCAGAGCCGAAAGACGGTGAGCCGCGTTTGCACATTAAATCTGATCATCAGCCAGAGACAGAACGAAAAAAGTAGAGCGCTGCGATACCTGTACTGAAGGCGCTCGCGGCGGATGTGGAACATGTATTTTTAACGGTAATTTTTGATGAGGTGCTCATGACTACTACCGATTTTATGGAAGAACAGGAAGTATTTAACCTGCTTGGAAAAAAGAAAACCGCCGTATGGCGTTTACGTAAAGACCATGGTTTCCCTATGCCTGTTTTGACATATCCAACACGCTACAGTCGTAAGGCCGTAACGCGTTGGTTAGAAGATGGGGGAATTAATAAGTCTAGCTAAGTTAGTACTGTTCACATCAACTATGTATTTTTTTGATCTTCAAGCATTTTTTGCAATTCTGGGTTGTTGTTCGCTTGAGTTGCTCTGTGTGAATTGTACTCTTCAAGAGTTTCATTACGTTCTTTTAATTTTTGAGTGTAGGTATTGCTTATAATATCGTGGCGATCTTGTAACACCTGTTCAAGTTGCTTACAGAAATCGGCAATCTTCTCTTTAGAGATAATATCTCTATACTTTTCAATATTTTTTCTAAGGAGTTTTTCTTTTCTTTTATTAATACTTAATAATTGTCTATTTACACTACCTAGTGACCATTTGAACCCTAGCGTTTTAATCCAATGAGACAAAAACATTGCCAAGCAAGGGAGTGCAAGTAATATCCATGACTTAAGCGATGATAAATCTGAATCTATAAACGACAAATGACCATCCCAAGATGCTACAACTAAGGTAGCAACCCCAGTCAAGCCACTAGCAACAGCATTCGAAATAAGAGGTACTTTTTCGTAACTTTCAGGTGTTGATTTTTCAGTCACCTGCACCTCCTTTGACTGCTTTTCCGGCGCGGATTGCAGCCATAGCTACTTCATAGAACTCATCATCAGTTGAAACATCAACAAACTGTTCATGGCTAACACCTTCATCATCAACGTATTCTAACAACAATCTATGCTGTGGAGTGCACATGTAGCGTATACGATCAAAGAGAATCTTGAAGGCCCAGTATAGCACGGGGAGGACGCTGAAAAAGGCCAGCCAGAAAGCAAAAGCTGTCATGATCCCCCCCTAATTCAACTTGGCTATAAAAGTTCGTTCACTCTACCAACTATGTAGCTTTTGTCCAGAGAATTCAAGTTTTCACGAACAAGCAGGTCAACGTAGTAAACATCGCTAAAAATCCTTGATTCTCGGCCTGTACGAACCCGTTGCAAGAAGTCTTCATCTTCTATTGTAACTGTTACAGTTTCGTCTTCATAATTCGCGCGCCACCCGGTATTTTTATCCTTGTGAATAGTAAGGAAGGTAATTGGTACATCGTCGAATTTTTGTTCAGAATATGACTGTTCCACAGGAACTCTTCGATATCTAAACGGCTCAGCTTCTTTTTCGTCAACTACCACAAAATCCTTACCTTGAGAGTTAGAAATTTTGAACGTTTCATACCCCTCTTTTTGCAATGGATTGTGTATTATTTTAGATAACGCCTTCCGGATACTAGGTGATGACAGTAATGGTCTAAAGTACGACGGAGCGACAATCTCTTGCCCATCCTCAAGAATAATTTTGCAATCGCCATCTGCTGTTAAAGCTATTTTTTGAATTTGCCGCCCACTAATAGAGCGGATTATTTCAATTAAAGTACTTCCAGCTGCGACTACGCCAGTGCCGCCTATTCCTATGATGCTTAAAATATCTAAATATTGTGTTGGGTTTTGTATTACATCAATTAAATATTCAAATGACCCTTCGCGAAATGGCTCAACATCAACATTGAGGTTCTCACTGGTACCATTGACAATTAAGTTAACCTCTTTAAGTAAATTATTTAATCCGTTAAGAGATTCAGTTAAAACATCAAGGTCTATCTTATGATTCTTTAGAGCTTCACCATCATATTTAACTACCAACTTATCAACTACTTCGCCTTCATCCGTTACATTTCTTTTATTTTTCATAATAACAATTCCTATTTAAGAAATAAATATGACTTCTGTTGACTCTAAACATTTTATCGTTCTAAAAATATACACTAACATACAGCTAAAAAATTAACATATTTGCTTAATATGCCAGAAGATTTTGTCTGCATACAACTCATATGCCTCTTTCTGCTCCACCAGCCAATCGTGTTTGTTATAAACCGCCATCACCCCTCCCAGTTCATGCCCCAGCATCTTTTCGGTGACATGGGGCATAACCCCTTCTCCTGACAAATTTGTTACCAACGACCGCCTGAAGTCGTGCGTTCGCCATTCTGGTATATCAATTTTATCCCTTAACTTTTTCATGTAGAGATTTGCTGACGAACGATCTATGGCCTTGTCCAGTTCCTGCCCGGGGAAGAGAACATCGTTACCTGAATTAAGCAGCCTTTCCACGAATGGCTTTACTTGGTCGAAAACAGGCCTGCGAATCACATTTCCCATCTTGGAATGCTCTGATGGAGTTGTCCAAATCAGATCATCCATGTTGAACTCACTGGCGGTAGCAAGGCGAAGTTCTGACAACCTTGCCCCCCAAAGCAACAGAAGCTGATGAAGTACCTTGTTAGAGGAAACGATTTTGTTGTTTTCCAGCGCTAGCCATATTTTTGCCAGCTCGGTATAAGTGAGAACCCGGCTACCAACATCAGGTTTCTTTCCAATGGTCTTAACGCTGAGCTTCAAGACTTCGCATGAAGCAATCAACTGTCGGCTTATACACCAGTTCATTACGGATCGGAGCTGGAGAAGCAGCACTCTGGCCTTTTTCCCGTTTTTCTTTTCCTGCTTGTCGAAGAACCTTACCCAAGCTGAAACAGGAATATTTACTACCGGTGCATCTGGAAACTCTGTGTACATGGTGTTGTACACAACAGACTTGTACAACGTTTGTGTATTTGGTTTCAGCGTTTCAACATACTTGCTCCACCACTGATCCAGACACTCTTTGAGTGTTAGCTCACCATCTTCTTTAGCAAAATAATTTTTAGGGTTTAGTCCCTTGAGGTACAATTCGCGCATCTCACCCACGATGACACGAGCATCTTTCAGAGACATTGCCGGATAGCGCCCTATAGTAAGGCGCACTGGCTTACCGTTCCAACGGTAGCGATGTTGAAACGTAATCGTTCCTGTCGGGGTTATACGTACACTCAGGCCGTCACCATCTGTGACTTCGGGTGCGCCTCTGTAGGGCTTAGCATTGATGCTGCGAAGTTTAGTATCACTGAGGGCCAC